CGGTCGCAATCGGCATAACCAAGGCTGGACTGATTGGCATCGGTGCTAGCGCCAGTTCAGTTACATTTCACTTTCAAAACGGCGCATGGGTCAAGAGTCAACTCTTTGCCGAACGCTTTCCCGATTACAGCAAGTTATTTGAAGTATCGTCCAGTGCAAATGTGTGGCCCGTACCGCCCGATTTTTTTAAAGCACTTGACAGTATTGAATCATTCAGCACTGACGGCACTGTGTACTTTACTGCGCAAGGGCTAGCGTCCGACTCGAGCAAAGAGCAAGCATCGACTTACAAGGTACAAGGCTTGCCCGATAACATGGCATTCAAGGCTAAGGTACTTTTGAGTGTAAAGCATGCATTCGAAGTAGCAGTGTTTGATGCTGAAAAATCGAGGGTTGTATTTCGCAATGACAGAGCAATGATTCGCGGTGTTGCAATGGCTGTTGACTTAAAGCCAACTCAAAATGGCGCTCAATTTTCCTACAAAATACCGGCCGTCTTTACCGTGGACGATATCCCATTTTGAAACGTCAACTTGCAACCAATGAGCAAGGTTTCATCATATCGCGCTATGCGCGAAAGTTTGAACTAACTTCGGAGGTACGCGAATCGCTAAAGCAAGTCGATTTCATGTCGTTTGCTGAAATCGAAAGCATACCCGTTGGCTCAATGTTTGTATTCGATGTGGAGTGCTATCGCAACTTTTTCTATGTAGCATTCAAATGTCTAAGCAATGGGAAATACATAGCCTTCGAACAGTCGCCAGATTGCACACTAGATGTTGACAAGCTTAGGCTAATGCTATGGCGCTACTGCATAGTAGGTTTCAACAGTCGCAACTATGACATTCCCATTATAGAGCTGGCATTGACGGGCGCGTCATGTGAGCAACTAAAAGATGCATCCGATTTCATTATTCAGAGTCCAGAACGTATCACCGCATTTGCATTCGAGCGTGCCTATTCAGTTAGCATACCTAGATACAATCACATCGACTTGGTAGAAGTTGCACCCTTGCAAGGTTCGCTAAAGTTGTATGCAGGTCGCATGCATTGCGAGCGTATGCAGGATTTGCCGATTCAAGAGGATGCAACACTTACAGCTAGCGAAGCCGATACGATTCGCAAGTATTGTTGCAACGATTTGAATAATACTGAGTTGTTATATCGCGAGCTTGAATCGGAGTTGCAGCTACGTAAGGAAATGTCTAAGCAGTATGGTGTAGATTTGCGGTCTAAGTCTGACGCGCAACTAGCCGAAGCTGTCATCAATAAGCAACTGGAAAAGGTGTTAGGTCACTACCCGAAAAAACCGGAGCTAAAAGAGGGCGGCGTACTGCAATACAACATACCGCCTTTTGTGATGTTTCAAACCGAACCGTTGCAACGTATCTTGGAAATCATACGTAACGTTGGCTTTCGCTTGGACGGCTATGGCTCGCCCGTCATGCCGAAAGAGCTGGAAAAGCTAAGCGTCAGAATCGGTAAGTGTACTTACAAGCTTGGCATCGGAGGGTTACACTCAACCGAGAAGCAGGTCGCACACGTTGCAAGCGATGAAATCATCCTAGCTGACAATGATGTCGAGTCGTTCTATCCGCGCACTATTTTAAATCAACGGCTGTTTCCGCCGCACTTGGGCGAGGCTTTTTTACGGGTCTATGAATCGCTCGTGAGCGAACGCATTGCAGCCAAAGGCAACGCTAAAAAGGCTAAGGATGCAACTGAAGCTAGGCGATGGAAAGTCATAGCGGACAGCTTGAAAATCACTGTCAATGGGTCCTTCGGAAAGCTTGGTAACAAGTATTCAACGCTGTATGCACCTCAACTTATGTTGCAAGTGACTATCACAGGTCAGCTTGTATTACTCATGTTGATAGAAGCACTTGAAGTTGTGGGCATCGAAGTTATCTCAGGCAACACCGATGGGTTCATAGCCAAGTATCACAAGTCGCGTCATAACGATGTAAGACGCATGATTGCAGCCTGGGAAGCGCATACGTCATACAAGACCGAGGAAACGCGCTATCAAGCCGTCTACAGTCGCGACGTCAATAGCTACGTAGCAGTCAAAAATAGCGTTGACCCGAACGCGCGCTTTCTAGATGAGCGACTTGGGCTGAAAACGAAAGGTGCATACAGCGAACGCGGGAGTGCACTCAACAGCGTTCTATCGCGCAACCCAGAAACGCTAATATGCATCGATGCCGCACTTGAACATATTGCCCACAATAAACCCGTCGAAAGCACAGTACGCGAGTGCACCGATTTCCGACGATTTGTATCAGTACGCAAGGTGAAAGGGGGTGCAGAAAAGAACGGTAAGTATCTAGGCAAAATCGTACGATGGTACTATCCACGCAATGAAGCCGGTTACATCGCATACGTTGAGACTGGCAACAAGGTGGCCAAAACCGATGGCGCTAGGCCAATAATGGATTTGCCAGCCTCATTTCCGAATGACATCGATTACGACTGGTACATTCGAGAGGCTAACGAGTTACTATATGACTGTGCGAGGTTGCAGCAAGCTAAGACGGGAGCGTTGTTCGAATGAATCGAGACCAGCATTTAGACCTATTGCAACTGTATGAAATGGCACAACGTGAATACCATTTCGTTGTGCAACTGGGTCACTCTCGAGTCGCGGTGTATCTGCCCGTCAACATCGCCTTGATAGCCGCGCTTTCATCATGGGGACGTTCGGGCGTTCTGGTCGCGCTGGCCTACCTGGTAGGCGCCGCGGTGGCGTTGCTATTCGCGCATGCGACGTCAGTTCAGCACGGCTATTACCGGGCCGCACGCGACCATATGCAGGCTCTAGAGCGAGAACTGCAGCTGAGTCATCCGATCGCTACAACACCCGGCCAGCAAGGCGATACAGGTCGCTCTAGACTTCGCATCACTGGTGCAACAATCGCAGTCTTGTACCTGATAGCTGCAGTTGACGTTACATCAGCTGTAATCGCAATGCTAAAGTGAGAATGTCAGTGACACGCAAATATATCCAAGAACAGTGGCGCGATTTTGAGCACAAAATTTTGTCACCAATCAATCCGTCTAAAGTGCAACGCAAAGAAATGAGGCGAGCATTTTATGCAGGTGCGTGGTCAATGTTCAATACTGTGATTGATGATTTGCCAGAAGATGAAAACGATATGTCATTCTTTGACAATATCAAAGCCGAAATAATAGAGTGGAATAATAAGCTTTTACGTAATGAAGTCTAACCGAACGCTTGCAGCAAGGCGCCTATTCGCTCGTAGGTTGCCCGCTCCCATTGGGCCGACCCTTGGATAGCCCCATGAGCTCAACCGAGCGCATGGCGGCGTACAGCTGGGTTCCCGTCCAACCGCTAGCAGCGGCCCAACGCAAGAATGCAGGCATGCTTGGGTCACTGGTGACGATAGCCTCGCAATCGGTAGGCATTCGGCCGGTCAAATGCATCAGCGCGTCGAAATCTTGGGCGAACACGCTCGCGAACACGCGAATCGCATCTTCGCTTGGAGCCAGCGCTTCCGACTCAATACGATAGATGTAGGTTTGCGAAAGGCCCAACATGCATGCGGCCTTTCTGTAACTCCAACGCCTTGCCTTACGCAAAGCACGTATGTGTTCGCCAAATGTTGACAACGTATTTCCTTACGCGTGCGCTGCTAACTCTGCACGCAATGCGGTAAGGTCGGCACCTGCTAGCACTGAATTGAATACTAGAAAAGCAGAGCAATGCATGGAGTGATAACTACCGCTAGGGGCCGCGCCTAGAACAAATCCAGCAGTGCTTAGGCTCATTGTAGTTGAACCTCCAACTAACGCCTCTTGAATCAAAGCAGTACCATCCGCTTCCAGCGTGTAGTTCGCAAGTGTCACTGACGCTGCTTTACCAGCAACGAAGTAATGGCTAGCCGTAGTTGGAGTAAAGTTAAAACCACGGCCAGACGCACCGTGCGCTATCTCGACTTGAGTCGCGCCTGGGTCCTGATACGCATTGAAGTTTGTACCAGCGCCATTAGTTCCAAAGAACCATGAATAGAGCGAACCATGAGATTCTTCTGCCCAAGCAACGGTAAGCGCGGGTGAGCCTGAAAGTCCAAAAGTGTTACCAAGAGTCAATCGATCGTCACTACCGTCAAACTTCATAGCAGCATGACCACTAGCGTTTACTTCAAGCGTACCAGCATTGACAATCCGAGGTTGCTTAGACGCATTAGTTTCCGTAAGGTCGCGGCCATTGCCAGTTTGGTCATATAACGTGGTTACATAACAAGATTGACCAGCAGCCCAAGTTATAAGCGCCGAGCTATCAAACACTCCTGCTACAAATCCAAATGCCAACTCGACGTTATCATTTCGGCGCACGAGAATAGCTGGTCCGCTATAGCTCAATCGCAACTTACGATAACAAGAGTATGCACCTAATGCGCTGACACTTAGAATGTCAAGCAATAGACCAACCGCACCAGTTGCGAACGCGTGACTATGGATTTGATACGATTCCAAACCACTTCGTACAGCAAACAGTTCTAAGATTGTATCAGTAACTGACGTTAACGAGTTGGCTGGAATCGTATGCGTAAGGGTTGTCAAACCCGTTTCATTATAAATCAGTGTTGCGGGGTGGGCCGCATCACGCGCACGTACGGTGTACGTTGTTCCGGCTTCAGCTGTAGCCGTAGCGCTGAGAAAGCCGACATAAGGCTTTGCAGTTTGCGTAAGTCTATTACGAGCCACCCAACTTAGCGCAATGTCTACAGTGCAAACAATAGTTGTCGGATAATACGCACTATTTATTTTAAACTGACCTGGGGGATATGGCCGCGCCATACGTCCAGTCATGACGATTGTATCTACAGGCGCATCATTCAAACTCAAAATGTTGAAACCAGTAGACGTCAGTAGTTTTATATCGAGGCTGCTATCGGTAGCGTATTGCTCCGTATCTCGCATGCCATAGTCATCCCAAAAGAATGCATATGCACCACTTGCATGCACTTCTGGAACTGTATCGAGCAATCCCCGCCTTACTGTAAGCGTACCGCTAATGATAGATACAACCTCCATGAGTTCATTGTCTATTTGAACCCAACTGGTAGCATTAACAACTGGAGTTGTTGCTAACGTTACTGTTGTCGACTGCTTAGTCATTGCAGCGGTAGTAAATGCAAACTCACAGAAGTTCACATTAGCTTTGTACTCATAGAAAGTGACATCCAAGCTCCCATCATCTACCCACATTTGGGCATCGACGGCTTTAGTTTGCGGCTTAGCGGCTGCAATGCCCACAAATGCCAGGAATGAAAAGCTAGCTATCAACCCGTCAATCGTTGCCTTGCCCATTTGCTGCACAGCTTCGACGTAGGGAAGCTCGTAGGGCAGTCTGTAAATCGTTGCGATGGCTAACGGTATCTCAGGTATGAGCGGCGGCGTAGGGGCGATAAAAGCCGTTGTGGGCATGAAAAACACGTCCTGCACACAAGTCAACCGGATGCGATTTGACTTGCCATCGCCATAGCCAATACCTGTAACCCTCATTACCATATCCAACATTTGGTAATCGGGCCAAGTCAGCGTAAAGCAATCGCCTATGTTCAAATCAATGGCATTGTTGTTCGTGTAGACTGTACACGATACTAATGGCGTTCCCAATACCTTAAGGTCGCGCTGAGCAATCTTAGATGCGATATTAGAATTAGTAAGCCCGTCGTACTTTACGGTTGTCGATATCTGCGACCCTTGCATTGCAATCGCTGCAATGTCCTGCACCGTAACAGTTGCAGTGTTGCGAGTTACCGAATCCCAATACTGCACTGTAACAGCGTTTATCAATTCCCCAAATTGAACGCGCTGGTAGTCAGAAACACTAGTTACGTTGTACACACCAAATTGGCGCAAAAAAGGAAACACGTAATCAAAGCGAATCAGCTTTAGAATAAACTTGCCAGTTCGTCGATTCACATAAATGCTAGCATTAATGTGTTTGCATACTGTAGATATGAAATCCTCAATAGTGGATTCCGTATCCCATAGCAAAGACATGCCTAGCTTTTCATCAAACAGCGTATTAGCTGCCGCTGTAAACGAAGTGTCATCGATATCGGCTTCAGCATACCCCATACCCCATACCGCGTTTATTAGACACTCGCGGATGATATGCGCCGGGTTCATATCGGCGCTAACGGCTTGAGATATGCTAGCAGCCCTGTAAATCATGATGGACAAACCACCGCGATTTTCAGCAACTGGAATATGCGGGACAAAAAAGGTGTAAGACGTCGAGCCAGTCAAATATACTACTTGGTTGTCTACCGCGGCTTGCGCCAAATCTTGCGTAGCATACAATCCAGGCCAATATTCTTTAGTTTGAAATATGTCTGTAGTGACTTTAAAGTTGTTTGACCATGCTAAACCGCCCGGTGCGCCGCCATCGCTAGTCCAACCGGACCACGCCTTGTAAGTCAATCCTGGGGGCTTTCTAACAATGATAATATCGTTAACTGTAAAGCCAGTGCTTATCGTTATGCCAGCGTAAGATCCAACCGTTGCAATAGTCGCAGGAAACGCCAAATCACTGATTAATACCGCATCCGGGTATTTGTTAATTGCGGCTTTGTCTGGCAACCATGCCATAGATATTCTACGAACATAGAATGCCCAATCTTTCATGTATGGCGTAGTACCAATGTACATGCCATAAGCAGCAATGCTTACAACGCCTCTAAAAGATGGAACCTTATCACTATTGATTGCATCAGCAAGTCTAGTATTCAACTCTTGACTGCTATTACCATCCATATAATCAAACGGTCCAGAAACACCACCTTCCCTATCGAATCCACCGAATATATCGGTACCATCGATAATGTAAGTGCCATTTTCATTGATTACAGAAAGCGGAGGAAATAGTATCCCATCATTTTGTAATAGCTTACAAGATTTGTCAGCAACTAGTATTTCCATCAAATAGTCTATGGGCGCATGGCATAGCACTATGTGGAAATCAAGACTATATAGATAGCCTTTAACATTGTCGCTAGGTATCGGTTTAACTAATTGGTTGCCATACCAAACCAAGTTAGGCCCACGAATCAACCTAGAGCCGAATAGAACTGGAATCGACCGTCCTTCCTCAGCTGTAGGCGACTCAACAGTTCCGGGGCTTAGATTGGCATTCGGTCTAGGGGCTAGCAGAAAGCCAAGTGCTAATGCAACTACAACAACAATGACGTATATCCACATTTAGATAATCGACTTTCCAAATGGATTCAAAATAGGGATGAAAGGAAACGACCCATTGTTGTTCAGATTTTGAAACACATTATCGCAAGTCTCTTTGCTTCGGTCGCATCCAGGATAAATGAATATCGAATCTCCTATCTGCATACCTTCAATCGGCCGAAACAGCGTAAGCACAATATGATACGGTCCCGAACCTGTTGAAGCCCCTTGCCCAACAATGAACCTTAATATACCACTTTCAGCTTGAATCATACCGCCAAGAAAATACGGCGGTAGCCACGGTATGACAGTTTCCACTGTAACATCATTGTCAGCTACAGATACCACCGTACAGCTAACTTGAAAGTCAGTCTTATCTAAGTTACATCCAATGCCATACAACACATGTGGGCATGAGCGTTGATACTTCATTCTTAGGCCATATCGTCTAAGCGAAGTTGCAACACTTTCAAACATTAGCTTAATGCTACTGCCATCGGGCTTGACCGAAGCTAACCGGCCTTTCCATATTACGCTTGTATCGGCTTCCTCATCAACACTAAAAATAGTCAGTGTTACAACATCTTCGAGAATTGAACCAATCAGCTGTATGGCCAATTCATCATTAATCGGTAGCGTTACAGTAAGGTTTGCTTTCGACAACTCATTGCGATTTTCAAACTCATCCCGTCCTACCGTTCTTGTCACATAGAACTCAACACCACTACCCGAATCGTAAAGCGAACCTAAATCCGCACTAGTGTAAGTCCAGACTGTAGACCCTTCTACAAATCTATAAAGCTCTTTCATGGTGCTAGCTCCAACACCTGCACATTGGTTTCTACAATGCCAGTGTTGTGGATGAGTTCAGCCCTATCGGTATCCAAACGATGCAAGCCAAGAAAGCTAACACGGGTTATAGAGCTTGCTGGAATGCCACCTAGCGTTGACGATAGGGTAAACTGCATGCGCTCAGAATCGAGCTCAGTAATGCCAGATATCGCACGAGGATACCAAACACCGTTTGCTTCAATAGCAATATGCGTCCGTAGCGTTGCGAAATCTGTGTAAGCGTCAATCTTGACCGCAAGGATTGTTGTAACAGCACCTGTACTAGTTACACGCATATTGCTGTCAAATGTCGGAAACCAAAATGCTCGATGCTTACCAGCTCGCCGATAAAAGAATACGCGAAAGCCGTAAACATCATCAGGCGAAGTCATTATAAACCGCCACGGCTTACCGTACTGCGGCCTATTCCAATGCGTAAACTTAGAAACCACTCCAAGCTCCATATCGATTACTTCCTGGTGTTGACTCAAGTTTGCTTGAACAACCCCATTGCTCAGATATGGAACTTCATAGTAAATATCGTTGTCTAAATATTGTTCAGGCGCATCCGGTACTAAGTACATGAAATCGTCAAGTACGTAAGTAACCGATTGCTTAGCGCTGTAACCGTTTGTAGGCATTTCAATATCGCCTTGAATCCAGCCACGTCTAACTGGCATCAGATAAGCGTTATTTATAGCGCCATCTACATTTACCGATAACACTAAACGATCGGATTCGATTTCATCGATTGTGAGAATCCTAAAATCACCACAATCATTGATAAGCATCGCAAGCTCAATGAAACCGTAAATATCAGTTACGCATTCGATTTCACTACTACCATCGGCAATGTTGCCCACATACTGAGACTCGCTCCAAATCGGAATCAGCCAAGCATTGCTACGCATGGCGCCGTATTGAGTATTGAACGCTTCAGCGAAGTTACTCGGATTCAACGGTATGATATAGTTGAAGCTTTGCCTAGCATAAAAGCGCATTCTCAATCGTTGTTCACTTGCATTGTACGCCTGTACAATATCAGTGAGAAACTCTAAAGTTTCTTTGATTGGAACTTCGGCCTGATATGGCAATATCGCAGCGTCACCATATTTAGCCATTGTTCACAATAGCTTTCACTTGGTCGGAGTTGCGCCGCATTGTGTTAACTAACACTTGCTCACCTTCCGGTGTTGCAAGGTAGTCGCCAATGATTGCGGGGTCTAACGTATTGATAATGCGGATGTTGGCTTGCTGGCTACCGCGTGAGCTACCGACTCCCGGCACTTCGGACATGTCCGCTTGCGGCGCCAGTCTCGAGTTCGGACGCTGGACCATAGCCGCGCCGGCCCTCAGTGCCTCCAGATTGGCGACTCCAACGCGCCGGGTACTGGTAGCGTCCATTACGAACTCGCGACCATGTACGACGCCTGCGACGGCGCTAGGAAGCATATCCCCGGTGTAACCGCCTTGCGCGAATCCAACTGACTGAGCGCGGATTTGAGCCACGTTAGCCATACCTGCAACGATTGCAGCCGCTGCAGCCGCTGCGCCAAGCGCTGGCCCAACGTAAGGGATTGCAGCCAAAGATGCGTAAGCCCCCGTTGCAGCCTGATACGTATTCACAACAGCGTTTGCGATTGCAGCCGCTTTACCAATACGCGCCATGGTTTTGTTACTTGAGTTTTGCAATACAGCCAAGTTGCCAAAGAACGTCTTAGCGCTTGACAGCTGTATATTTTGCTGCGCGTTCCAAATCTGCGCTTTGGCTGCTGCAGCAGTCTGTTCACTAATTAAATCTTGTTTGCGCAACATATCGATTTGACTATATGTCATTTCAAGCTGTTGCACTTGAGCATTCATCATCTCAGGTGAGCCTACTAGAAACTGGCCAGCATCAGTATTGCTGATAGACGTCATTGCATCAGATTGCGTAAAGTTTGCATGTAGCTTTCGCAATTTATCTATCGCAGCAAGTTGCGCTATAAAAGCTTCACGTTTATCGACAGTACCGCTAAGTATCTGTTGCTCTTGCTGTGATACAGCATTAAGTTGCTGCACTAGAGTCAAGCGCTGACGCAATTGTGATAGCTCTTTTTCATTTAGTATAATACCTCTAGTTAGCAAATCATTCTGCACTTGTAATATTTGCTGCTCTATTTCATGTTGCTTTGGCAACATTCCTAGCAACTGTATTTGCTGATTCAAATCGCGGTTGTACAATCGCATTACATTTTGCGAGTTGAGATAGGCTTCACTAGCCTTAATGACTGCGCGTGAGTGTTGCTCTTGGTTGATTACCTGCATTTCGAGCAGTTTGCGCGAGGCATCGATTACGGCGTTGTATTCAATAATCGGGCCGATAGCTTCAGTATAGATGGCGTCAAATTGTCGCTGAACTTCCATAGCTTGCTGTACAACGCGAATCTTTGTCATAATGCCGTTGTACTCATCACTAGTAAGCTTGATTCGTTTTGAAATCAAACTCTCTTCGATTCCATCCATACGCGCTTGTGCTTCACGTTGAGACTGAATCACAAACGTTCTATTTATCTCATTATCAAGTTGCGCATTGATTTTTTGTAATGCGAGCTCGCGACGTTCCGCATATTTCAATGCTTGTTGGTCAAGTGCACTACCCGTTGCATTGGGTCCTTTACCGCGCAATTTAGCATCCGCTTGCGCCTTACGCTGTGCTGCAATCTCACCAGCACGTTTCAGCAATGCGTCTACTTCATTTTCAAAATAGTGACCTTGCCCGCTGAAACCTTCCGATACAGAATCTGCCCACATTTTACCGATCGATTGAAACTTGTCGCCACCTTCAATGGTAAGTTTATCGAATGAAACTAGCTCTAGCGGAGCTTTGCCAATCGTTGCTCTTAACTTGTTGACCGCGTCAATCTCAGCTGTAACTACACGTTGAATGAAGCTAATAATGTAGTTGTAAGTATCTATGGACGCTTTCTTAGTTACATCAACGATATCTAACAGTATTTTGCTACTGAACGAATACAGAACTCGAAGTCCCGATGTAATACTGTCAAATGCACGCGCTGTAATAGTTATCGCTGCAGCCCAACCCGTTCGATTCGTCTCAAAAAACTTGGATACGCTATCAATCCAGTTTTGTGTTGAATCCGCGGCATCGCTATCTACACTAGTAAATGCGCTTTTAGCATCGCTAACAATTAATGCCCAAAATGTTTTGAACGCTCCAGATACCTCATCCACTGCGCGCCCAATGACTTCGAACGTAGCTCTAAAAAAGTCGCCTAACGTTGCGATTTCGGTTGTACCCAACTTGATGTTATCTCTAAACAACACAAAGTAGCTTACCAATGTGGCCAATACGACGGCTACAGCGCCAATTGGATTTGCAGCTAGCGCTACAGTAAAGCCTTTGATTGCTGTAGCGCATGCGGTAATCATTCCAGCAACACTCGGCCCAAAAGCCGCTAGCATTGCCAGCGATACGCCTATCAAGACTAAAGTTATCTCTTTTAGATTTTGCGATAGTGTGATAATCGCTTTAGAAAAGCCCTCGGTAAGTCCGGTTGATTCGCCAACCTCGCCAAAAAAGTTTACAGCCTTATTTCCCAACACAACAAAGGCTTGACCGATTGTGGGCACAGTTTTAGCAAACGTTGCATCCACTTGCTTTTGCATGAGTGTAAACGCATCGGCCAATACTTCAGAAGTGATTTTGCCTTGCGACGATAGTGCTTTCAATTGACTAATCGGCACGTGCAATGTCTTAGCGATAGCATCTAAGACAATGGGAATATTTTCGGATACAGCCCTAAATTCGTCACCTTGCAAGCGGCCCGAATTGAACGCTTGTGATAACTGAAGTAGTGCAGACGACGCTTCGGCCGTTGAAGCTCCCGATACAATCAACGCCTTATTGATTGTCTCAGTGAGTCGTAAGCTTTCCTCTTGCGACCTACCCATCAACTTGAGTGCGCGGTCCAACCGAGCGAATGACGTTGTGGTTTCCTCAATACCTGTCCGCGTTCGGTTTGCAACTTCAAATAGCTCATTCATGAGCGTATTCACTTGAGCTTGCGAACTTGTTACGTTTTGTAACTTGTTTTGCAAAGTTACGTACGCATCGGCCGCTCGAATGACTGCACCGGCTGAAAGCGTGGCGCCCGCGATTGCAGCCAGTGAGCGCACGTAAGAGAGGATGGCCGTAGCGGCGTTGCTCGCGGCTTGTGAACCCGCCTGTTGGGCCTGCTGGAGGCGTTGAGCGGCTATGCTGGCTTTGCTCGCGGCTGTAGCCGCATTCGACGTTTGCGCGGCCAACTGTTGCTGCGCGGTCGCACCTCGGATGACGGCCGTAGTCGCTTGCGTTTGGGCAGCAGCCGTCCGTACCGTCGCAGTCTGCAAGCGTTGCTGAGCAACGGCCGTCTGGGTTTGTGCGGTCGCTAGCCGCTGCGTTTGTGTTGCGAGTTGCTGATTGATAACCGCTGTGCGAGCTAGCTCAGTTTGCAGCTTTTGAATGCTGCTGACTTGCGCATTGATTGCAAGTGAACGCTGCAACGCTTTGACTGCAGCATCCGCTTCCCTTGCATCACTAGCTATCGCCTTTAGCTTTACGCTAATACTTGGCGATATCTTATCCTCAATCGGAATGACAACACTGTCAGTCATGTTTTCAACCTTTACGTAATGAGTTTACGCCCTAACAGTATTGCCCGCTCCACAAAGCCAGCAGGAGCTTGCGTTGAAGAACCTTCATTCAACTTACGAATGTAAGGAAGATTGTTAGATATGTAAATCAGTTGACCGGGCTTTTTAGACTTCAATATCAGCTTTGCAAGACTTACCGTTTCGGCAGCACTTGCGCTGTATGTCGAGCCTTGTCTACCTGGATAGTGCGGTACGATTGAATCTTTAACTGGCGAGCCTAAACTGACTCGCCAGTTAGATATCGCTCTAGATGTGTCAACAGGAGTACGATACGCAAGATCGCCGATAATAGTCATTGCAACCTTGACGGCTATATCCACTCCACTCTTTTCTATCTCTCTTACCTTAACTTCTAGACTTTCTGCTAGTTCGATTAGAGTTCTTGGCATATTCGGCTTTCTGCTTTTCTGCCAGCCTGTTTATATGTGCAGAGTCCACCTTACGAATAATATAAACTAAGTCTTCTGTTTGCTCTTCGTCAAAATCAAACGCCATTGCATAGTCAATCATACTTGACCACGGAATAGGTTTAAGTTCGCTACGTTCTGAATCTAAATCAAAAAATGCTTGTAAGTATAGTTGTAAGCCCGCTTGTAGTTCTGGCGCGTTGGCAATGCGTTCTGGTAACGGATGTCCAAATCGCATGGCCTGCTTTGCTATGGCTTGCTCGTGCGGAGCTTGCTCTAGCAAGTACGCCAGAACATCTATGAGTTTTTTGCTTCAGCCTCTATTGCCTCATTGCGAAAGTTTTCAATATCCATAGCCTCTTGCTGTAAAATCTCATACACAGCGGGCAACTCGGTCATAAGTTTAATTGCGGCATCGTATGAGTAAGAAAGTTGACTGCCATTCTCATCATACACATTGCGCCAACCTTTGAGTACGGTACTGCAAAAGGCTTTACGTACGATTGGGCGTAATACATCCTCGCCCAAGTTGCCCATTTGGTTTTGACGTCGAAAGGGCTTAGTACCCATCTCAAGCGCTTTTGTGTAAGCCTTATTGCCTCCGCCCATGCGTGAAATGAGAAAGGTTGGAGTTGACCCATCATCGTTTTCCGCGCCAGTAAGCGCAATCTCAATGCCTTGAACTTCAGTATCAGTGTTAGTTTTAAATTTTTTGTACAGTGACATGTGAACACTTCTCTCAAAAATATGCCCACAATAGCCTTAGCTAATGTGGGCATGAAATCAATCTGGCATTGCAACGGTTGGCAGATACGAAAACACTTGATGCAACAGAGTGTATCCGTAGAAGTTTTCGGCACCAGCTGGCTCAAGCGGTACCGTGATAGGCGCATCTTTCTCGACGTTGATTCGACCGCCACCCAAACCGAGTAGTGGAATGTCGAATAGGAAGCCGGCGTTCTTGGCGGATGCGATAAGCGATAGGCTTACGTCGGCATTTGCGCGCACTGCTCTTACGGCCGCAATGGTCGTAAAGTAAACAGTTAGCGAACCGCCTACCTCGAAGTTGCCCGCGCTGGCGTCAAACGCACCTAGCACGCCTACAGCCTTGTTTGGACTGATATTGTTGTTGATGCTGATATTGGCTTCACTGACATATCCAAACAGCGCAGTTGGACTCGAGCTCGCATCGTTTAGCACACTCATCTTGACGCGATAGATATCGGATGAGGTATTGTACGCATCCTCACCGGGCGCCGATAGACGCAAGCCCTCTTTTAGAATGTCGCCTACTTCGCCACTGCGATAGGTGTTGTCGCAAGCGATGAATGACAAATCCGCATTGAGCTTGTCCGCTTGCGGAATGTTCAGTGTAAACTCGTTTGGAACCGCACCTTCGAGGTATTCGGCTTGCGTACTAGTTGCACCCTCGCCTAGCGTGCGCTCGATACTGTATGACCTACGCTTGATAAGCGCAGGATTCTTTTCATTGCGAATCACAGTGCCGAAAAACAACTGAAGCGTAAGCCCGGTGCCAGTCTCAGCTTGTGGCGTCCAGGTCGTATCGTCCAGCAACAAGGCGTGCGCAGAAACACTGCGAACACGCGCATAGCCAACGTTGTTAGCGAATCGTAACGACGTTGTATCGCCACCGATGAAAATCCATGAACCTGGAATCAGAAAGGCAAGCGTCGTAAAATCGAATGATGATGTCGTAAGCGTTGCACGCCCTGAAACTGTGATGTTGGCATCCGCACTGCCAAGCTGTCGGCCGACAACGGATATCCTTGCAGCAGCCGGTGGGGATGCTTCAGTCACCAGCGTTTCAGCCACTACAACAGTAGTACCTGTTGAGCTCGTAACGCGCTTCAGACCGTTGTTTGCAGCGGTCGCAAATCCTTCCACGAAAATCAACGCACCTGCTGTAAACTGCGTTCCGCCACTCGCAACACCGTACGTATTAGAGCCCGATGTTGCGGAACCGACTACAACCTTCGTACCGTTTAGGGGTGCAGTCTTAGGCAACTCTCTTGCATTGGCAAAAAAGAAACCTTGCAACAAACGCGTAAGATTCGAGTTTGTAAAGTCAGCGTTGAAACCGCCCGACGCTTCAAGGTCAGTGATTGCGCCTTTTTTGTTTTGACGCGATGGGTCAATAGGAGCGCGCGCAATCGTGCTCAACTCTCCGCCGAAATCGCTGTAAGAGTTGGGCTCAAGTCCATACCACGTTGCCCAACCAGTAGCATCAGCACCGCCCGTAAGGGTCGCACCGCTTGGAGTCTCACCCGATGCGGCCAGGGTAATGGCGTTGCCAGCAGCACCCGCT